CATTCACAGTCAAAAGAATATGTATTACCAGTTTTTCGATCACGTAGGAACGAATTGAGTCCAAGGCGACCAGTTCCAAGATATGGTTCACTGGGATTCTTATCAAAGAAACGATGAACTTCTTTATAATAGTTAAGTTGATTTGCCTCACCATCAGAAAGAACAACACACTGAACTTTTTGAAGACCGTATTGCCTCTTAAACTGAGGAATGATTGAATGAAGGCATACGAGTGCTTCGTTCAAAGGAGTTCCAGAGAGACCCAATCCAGTAGGAACAGGATATAGCGTATAATATTTCCTATTGAAAGCATAAGCAAATCTCAGGATATGGAGCATCTGCTTTTCCAATTCCTTGGCACTAGTTTTACTAGTAAGAAGATTCATCAAAGAAAACCACTCTGAGAAAGCAAGAACACCAGGTTTCTTTTCATAAAGAGAAGGTCGAACATTTGTCCGATGAGTTTCACTATATTCAAATCTTGGATACTCATTTGTGAAAGCATAAACATCGAAAGGAATACCAACCTTCTTACAAAACCACACCAAATTGAACATCTGCTTAACAGTATCAATCAGCACATCACACATAGAACCAGACCAATCAAGCATAAAGATCAGACCATGATTCTTACCCTCAGCAAGAGTAGTTACTTTCCTGAAAAGATCTTCATTATATTTGTAGGTGTGTAGTTTAGTGCAATCCAGAACACCGGTGCTAGCAGTGGTAGAACGGGCATAAGAATCTGCTGCCTTACGACACTCAAACTCTTTTACCAGATAGTTAACTTCTTTCTGAGCAGATCGTTTGAACTCAGTAAACTCAGCATCAACAAAATCAAAAACTTCTGGGTTAGCGATATCAGACCATTCTTCTATGCAACGATTATGAATTTCTTGATTAGGAATAATAATATTCTCAAGATTTAACTTAGGAATCTCGGCGTATACATTCTCAAACCCTTCCATTGATGCAAGTTCTTTGATTGCATCTTCTAGAGAATCTACAGTTTTCAATTCAATTCCTTCACCAACAGTTTCACCAGGACCTTGAGCATTAAATTGTTGTTGCTCTGCAGTTCCACCATAAGATTCACCTTCTTCAGATTCCGCAGATTCATTATCACCAGAATCATCAGAATCTGTTGATTCAATGGGACTCTCAGAAGACTGCTGTCCTTGCGATTCCTGCTGATGCTTTTGATGAGTATCAGTTTTTACCTCTTCTTTACAGAAGTTATACAATTCTTCAGCAATATTCAGAACATCATCAAATGTTTCACAATCATCAACTTTTTTGACAAAAATATTTTCTTCTAACGATTTAAAAGGAATTTGAACGAAATTACCAATCTTGAAATGCAGATTGATACGATCTGCAAGATTCATCAAATCAATATTTTCATTCTCAAGGGCAAAGAAATCCTCATCGGAAAGTTCCTGATAACCACGATAGAAAGTCTTAGAGATACCAGCGTAACGACGCTTCATCAGTTTTTCAATGCGAACATCTTCAACAATATTCACCAGTTGTGGAGGAATCTTTTTTTCCTGCAACCAATTGCGATCAGGAGTATAAAGAGCATGTCCCACCTCATGTCCAACCAACATATCATAAACAACACTACTCGCTTTCTCCCACATCGGGAGAGTTAGAACACGAGTATGAACATTGAACTGTGCAGTTTCAACGTGACGGTGCTCTACAACCAGATCTTCAGTTGCCAGTAGTTTGGCAAGGTGCGATTTGATTTCGTGGTTGACCGTCATGAAGTAACATTATTCGTATGGACTCATAATACGACGAAACCGCCTTATCTGGGCGGTTCATGTGACGCTTCTTAAACTGTCTGAGTGCTTCTCTACGTGCTCTCATCGCTTGTGGTTTGAGAGTCCGTTTCTTATCCTTCTTGGAGTGGTGCTGCCAATTAGGGGTGTTCATCAGAAATTCCTTTAATACGTTTCCACTTATTATACATGGCCTGCATATGCCATGACTGTGCCAGACTCTTTGGTCCATTTTCTAGCAGATCAAGTTCTTTTTTGTTACTAGTGAACTGCTTATATTCTTCCCTCCAATTCATTGCACAATACGAGAAAATCCTTTTACTTTGTCAAATTTTATCACATTTTCAAACTTATCATGAAGTTCAGATTTATGTGAAATTACAAAGATATTTGCATCTTTGATTACATATCGGATAATCTTAAGAAACTCATCAGTTCCAAATCCATCGAGAGATGAATCAAAAACTTCATCCATAATCAATAGGTTAGTGTTAACAGAATTTTTGACTCTAGCGACTTCTCTCCATGTAAAAAGTAATGCTAGATCAATTCTCATCTTCTCACCTTCACTAAAGGAACTATAAGAAAAATCCTCGTGAATAGGAGATTCAACAGTTTCACTAAACTCCCCATCAAGTTTGAAGTTGATGTAGAAGTCCATCATCTGCAGGTAACGATTTACCTGTTGATTAATAAATGGAAGATACTTCTTAATGATCTTAGTTTTTACGCCATCATCTCTAAGTAGAGAATAGGCAAAGTCGTGATGAACGACTTCTTGTTTTCTATCAGAAAGGTATTCAATTGTCTTTTGGAGATTTTCCCTAAACTCTTCTAACTTTTCATGTTCAGTATTTCTGTTCTGCAGGTTACTGGTAATAATTTGAATTTCATGTTCAAGATCTCTGATTTGTCTTTGGTTAAGGCTAATCCGAGTATTGTTTTGAGAAATGCCATGTGTTAGTTTTGTAATCTCCTTAGAAAAGGTGTTGAATTGACGCTCTCTTTCTTGTTCAAACTTAATAGTGGATTCAAGTTCATCAAATCCCTGCTTCAGTTCTTTTGCCGTATTTTGAGCGTCACTAATTCTATTTAACCGAAACTCTTCTTCAATATCTTGCTGACAGGTAGGACATACCGTATTTTCTGAGAAAAACTTATGTTCTTTAGTAATTGTGCTTACTTTTTGAGATATTTTTCCCCTAAGAGTGTTTAGTTTTGATAATTTTTTAGCAGCACCAGTAACACTTTCTTGCTCTTTAGTATATCCATGAATGTTCTCTTCAAGGATAGAATTTTGCTTTATATAATGAGAAACTTCCTCATCTAACTTATCAATTTTTACATTATTAGAATCAATATTGGCATTACCACGATTCTCAAGTTCTTCAATGAAGTTCTGCTGCATCTTCATTTTGTCTCTGATCGTTTGTTTTTTAAGATCAAGAGATTTAATTTGCTCTTTCTTTTCTCGAATTTTATCTTTAATTAAATTACCCATCGCAGAGAAGATACGAATATCAAGGAGATCTTCAATAACTTCACGACGATTAGTGGTAGTTAACTGCATGAAAGGCACAAAGGTGCTACTACCAAGAATAACAATCTGAGTAAAAGACTTGTAATTTAGTTTAAGAATACTCTGCTCTAAAACTCTTTGATTAGCACGATCATCTGCTTGTTTATGCAGAGAAGTTCCATTTACTTCAATATCAAATACATTTGGTTTAATTCCACGACGCACAAGATAATCGCGACTGTTCACAGTAAATTCCAACTCAACGAGACATTCTCTCTCGTTTGTTGTATTAACCAACTGTGGTTTATTAATTTTACGAAATGGTTTATTAAACAGAACAAAAGTTAGCGCATCCAGAACAGTGGATTTACCTGCACCATTTGTTCCAATAATTAAATTCGTATTATTTTTCTCAAAATCAATCTCCGTTAGTTGATTTCCAGTAGAAAGGAAATTTTTCCAACGAATCTTTTTAAAAAGGATCATCTTTGTGGTTTAGGCGGAATAACAATATCGTCAGGAGTTACCACTGCATATTTGTAATTATACATCTTACAGGTCTTTATTGCAAGGTCATCATCTACTTCTATAACTTCCATGACCTTCTCATAATCAGGATCTTCTTTTAGAAGCATAGCATAGCGTTCTGCATCATCTTCATCCTCAAATAAAAACAAAACTTTATCTCCTTGAGCATCTTGAACGGCATATGCACCGTCATCTTGTTTGTCTTTGAGGGTGAGAAGAAACATGTTACTCCACTTCGCAAGCTTGCCTGTATAGATCTTGAAAAATGTTTTTGATAACACTCTTATCAAATTCCATTTCTGCTTCTTCAATATATCGATTCAAAATTGATAGAGTATTTTCGTCCTCATCAATTTCAAATTCTTCACTTTCCTGAATTTCAAAATTTTCTACAATCTTCAAATCTTGAATTCCAGAAACATAAAGTTTGTCAATAAACTTCTCAAATGCCTTCGGATTAGTTTTTTTCCTAACAATGACCTTTACAATTTTATTCTCATATTCAGAAGCATCAAACATCTGATATGGGGTATCCTCATAATAGATATTATAAAATAATTTATAAGGATTATTAACTGGAGTATGAGTGAGGGTATCCGTATCAAAGATATGAAATCCTCTTGTATCATTTACATCATTCCAGAACATCTCATAAGGATTTCCTAGGTAGAAGATTTTTCCGTTGTCTGACCGTGTATGGTAGTGTCCTGAAAACACTTTGTGGAACTTTTCAAATACGTCGCACGCCATACCATCTTCCATGACGTGTCCACGATGCGCTCTGAATCCGTTGAGCTCAAGGTGCCCCATCGCACATATGCTATCAGTAGTTTTGACAACCTTGACAGTATCTTCAAAATTTTCTGCATTGATCCAAGGAATAATCAGTATTTTTAATTTATCTAATGTAATCTCGGATACTTCACTATATGTCTTTATATTATTATAAGTTTGTAGAAGAAGTTCTGGAGAGTTTACATTATTGGTATTCTTATAATAACAATCATGATTTCCAATAATCATATGGACGTCATACTTCTTAAGTCTATCAAATACAACTCTCTTTGACCACTCAAGACTTTGATAATCAATTGACTTGCGACTATCAAAGGCATCACCCATATGAACCACAGTTGTTATTCCTTGCTCCTCTAAGGTCGGAAAGAACACATCATCATAGAACTTCTCAAAGTAGTCATGAAGGTGCTTAGAACCCTTTCTAGCACCATAATGAGTATCAGTGATAATCGCAATTTTCATCTATTAGTCTTATACTGAATATTATCCTTGATCGTATTATACTCCGAACTACTACCAGAAAGCAAGCTATCGTCAACCATCATAACTTCATCAAATCCAGTTCGCTCAATAATTTTAGTTTTAATATCAAGTTGTTTCTTTTCTTTCTGAATACGACGCAAAAAAGCGTAATGAATGATTTGCGTAAAATAAGCAAAGGGATTCTTAGATTTCTCTGGATCAAAATTATGAATGTATTGAACACAATTTTCAATACCATCGGAAATCATGTCTTCACGAAACATGTAATTCACAAAGTTTGGTTTATATGAAAGGTGAGTAGCAATTTTCAAAAAACAATCACCGAGATAATTGGTGATTTGTGGTTTTCCAATCCAACGCTGTGATCTATCTGCTTTAGTAGGTTCTCTACCGTCGTTATTTTCTTTGAAACTATCAGCAACTTTTGCCCTGTAGACAATTAGTGCTTCAAGCAACTCCTTGTTGTTAACATAATGTTCCGTCTTCTTCTTAGGCATGGCATTATAATCTTAAATGTAGGTTGTTATTATTATAACACACAATTATGACTTG